CAGCAACTGATTACGCAGCAGGGTGATCGCCTGCCCGGTCGTCAGCGGCAGCTGCGCAAAGTCCTCGGCCACGCGAGCCGCCACGCGCTCCAGCGCTGTGGTCACGGCCTCGGCCGTCAGCGCCCCTTCTTCGCCCAAGCGCCGCAGCTCACCCCGCGTCACCCCCAGGCCCTCGGCAATCGCATCGGCCAGCGCCGGCGTCTGCTCGAGCACGCTGTTCAGCTCCTCGCCGCGCAGCACACCGCTCGCCAGGCCCTGCCCAAACTGCTGCAGGCTCGCCTGCGCCTCGGTGGCGGATGCCCCGGACAGCGCAATCGCCTGGTTGATCGTGGTGATGATCCCGACCGCGCCTTCGCCCGTCTTGCCCACCCCGGCCAGCGCCGGCGCCAGGCGCGAATACAGCTCCACCGTATCGGCCAGCGGCGCCCTGGTCGATTCCGCCGAGCTCCGCAGCGCCTGCTGCACCTCCTGAAAGTCGCCGGTGTATTGCGTCGCGAGCTGAAGCCGCGCCGTCATCGAGCTGTAGGTCTCGGCCAGGCGGATGATGTCGCGCACCGCCACGCCCGCGCCGATCCCCGACAACAACCCGGGAATGCCCCGCAGCTCGGTGCGCAGCTCGCTCAGCCCGCCCGTGGCCCGTCCCACCGACTCCGTCAGCGGGTCGAACGCCCGGCCCGCGGCCGTGCTGATGTTGCCCAGCGCGCGCTGCACCTCGGCAAATGCCGTCTTCGCACCGCTCGCCGTCGCGCTCAGCCGCAGCGCTAGATTCTGGTCTGCCACGCCCTTACCTCAGCCCTGCGCCGGGCTGCTGCCCAGCGCCCGGCGACTGCGTTTGATCTCGGCCACCGCGCGCTTGAAGCCCTCGGCGTCGGCCTGCGCCGCCCGCGCCAGGCACAGCTCGTCCAGCCGGCGGTCGGCGCTCAGCGCCGCATGCGCCGCCAGCAGGCGCTCGACCTGGCCCACGGTGTAATGCGCCACCGCATCCAGCGCATGGCCACATTCCACCAGCAGCGCCACCGCCCGCGCCCACGACGGCGCCGGCTCGCCAGGGGCCGAAGCGTGCGGCGCCGCGCGCCGTTCGCCGAACAGCGCCCGGTTCGCCGTCTTCATCGCCTCGAAAACCCCTTGCAGCTCGGCCTCGTCCAGCGCCGCCAGCCACTGCGCCGACCGCCCGCACGACTGCGCAAGCAGATCCAGCAGCGCCACCGCGTGCGCCTGCACCGCCTGCGCCGCCTCGGGGTCGAACAGCGCGCGCGCCTGCAGCTCGGCATCGGGCTGGCGCTCGTGCAAGCGCAGAAAGGCCGGCAGCTCGCACATCCACACCCCGCGCACCGCCAGCCGCTCGCCACCGGCCTGCACCCACACCGGGGCACCCAGCACATCGTCGAGCTCGTCGGCCGGGTGCGGGGCAGAAGGGGGCAGCAGGGCAGCATGCAGGGGGCTCATCGCCGCGCCTTAATCCAGGATCACCGCACGGCCAAACACGCCCAGGTCGCCGTCGGCGTCCTTGGTGTCGTCGCCCAGCAGCGCGCAGCGCAGCACGCCCTCGCCGCGGCTCTCGTTGATCAACTGCAGGCTGGTCGGCGCCACCTTGCCGCGGTAGAAGTCAAACGCCATGCGCGCCTGGCTGTTCACCGTGTTCTTGCTGGTCACGTGGATCCACTTCTCGCGCTCGGTGTTGGTCAGCATCTTCACGTAGGAGACCGTACCCGGCGTGAAGCTCGCCTTCAGCGGCCCCACGAACGGCCCGCCCGTGGTCAGGTTGGTGATCACCCCGCGGCCGGTCTTGGCGTCCAGGGTGTAGTTCACGCCCAGCGTCAGCGTCAGCGGCGTCACCGGCGTGCTGTCCTCGATCGTCACCGCAGTCACGTCGAACGAACCCAGCAGGAAGGTCTGCCCCACCACCGGCGTCGCGCCCGTCACCGCCTTGTCGGTCACCGCGGTGGTGCTCTGCGCCACCATGTCGCCGGCGACCATCAGCTCAAGGTTGCGCATGTTGATGTTGTGCATCGTGATCTCGAGCGTGGCCTCCACGCCCTGCGCAATCACCAGGCCATCGGTGCGGAACCCGGAATGGTTTTCCTTGAACCGCTCTTCCTGCGGCTCGGCGTTGTAGCTGATGCTGCTGCAATCGCCCAGCCAGAAGCCGCCCACGGGCATGCCGCCCACGCGGTCCATCAGATCCACCGTGCCTTGCAGGCTCCAGTACTTGAGTTGTTCACCGTTCATGTCTGCGCTTCTCCGTTCATGCTGCCCGCGGAATCCACCGGGGCGGGTTGTGGGCCGGCTGCTGCCGCGCCCGGTGGGTTACTCGATTGTCTCGGTAGTCAGGGTCAGGTCGGCCGCGTGGCACAGCACCCCGGCAAACATCACCGGGCCGCTCGCGCTCAACTGCGCGCCCACCTCGCCGTCGGCCGACAGCGTGCTCAGCACCGCCCCGCTCATCGACGGGTCGGCGTCGAACGCGCCGCGCACCGCATCCACCGGCGCATCAAACGCCAGCTCGCTGCCGGCCTCTTCCGCCAGCGCCATGAACCCGCGGATCTGCCAGGTGGTGAACACGCGCGGCAGCCCGCCGCCGTTGCGCAGCACGCGAAAGCTCACGCGGCGCACATACCAGCCGCGCAACTGCTCGCCGTCGTCGGTCTGCACCACGTACAGCGCGCGCAGGGTGGTGTTCTGGTTGGCGTACGGCTCGTGGTCATGCACCGCGCCAATGCCGGGCACGGCGCGCAGCGCGGCCACGATGGCCGCGCGTGTGGTGGCGGTCTGCTGGCTCATGCCGCACCCCCGGCCAGGCGGTTGGCAATGCGCCGCACGGTCTCGGTAAAGCCGCGCGAAATCGCCGCCTCGTTGGCCTCGTAGGTGTCGCGGAACATGAAGCGGCCTTCGGTGCCGCGGCGCGCGATCTTGCGCGCAATGGCGTAGCCGGCCGACATCGCCGCATCCCCACGCAGTCCCAGCTTCTTCTGCGCCCACATCGCCAGCGGCCACACCGGCGGCATGTGCGGCTTGGTGCCAAGTTCCACGGCTACCGCGTAGTTCAGCGGCGTGCCGACCACGCCTTCCACGCCAAAGCCGCGAATCTCGCGCACGTTGCCGATGATGCTGGTGATCAGGTTGCCCGTCGTCGAGATGCCGCCGAGCTGGATCCGCTCCTGCACCTCGCCCTGCAGATGCGCCACCCAGGTCTCGATGAAGGTGCGCATCTCCTGCAACGCAATGTCCGGCGCCTGCGCCCACAGCTTCTGATATTGGCCCAGCGTGTTCGCGTCGATCTGTACCCGCAGCAGCTCAGCCATCACCGCCTCCTGTACATCCGCCCCCGCCCATGACTCGTGGGCAGGTTCATGTCCACCACCACCCCGGCCGCATCCACGCGCGGCTGCTCCACGCCTTGGGCGTTGATCTCGATGCCCAGCGTGGCGAAGTAGCGGTTGCGGTAGGCCTTGGCGCGCATCGCCCACTCACGCGCGGGGTGCGCCTGATCGACGCGGTCGGCGGCGATGGTGCTGTCCTGCGCGCTGGCGTGCGCCGTGGCGATTTGCTCGGCCAGCAGGCTGGCGGCGTAGCAGGCCACGGCCTCGCGGTGCGGGGCGGGGATGGTGCTGGATGTGGCGTCGACGACGTGCGGCGCGGTGTAGTGCAGCCGCGCGGTGGCGCCCGGCGTGGCCGCTTGCAGCAGGCCGATCACCTCGCCCGTGGGCGTGCGCCACATCGCCCAGGCGTCCGCCTCCAGCGGCACGGGCGGGGTCACCACGGGGCATTCGACGATGCGCAACAGGCTTTCGCCCGCCACCCAGCCCGCGGGCAGCGGCACCGTGGCGCCGTCGGCGGTCACCACGTCCTCGACCACCTCGCGCGGACGGTCGGCGCTGTAACGCACCAGCGCCAGCTCGATCGCGCGCTCGCGCTGGGCGGGCGTCACCTGATGCGCGGGGTTGCGCACCAGGTCGTCGATCAGGGTTTCCAGCTCGGAGAGGGTTGCGGCAGGCATCGGGGCACTCGGGGCGAGGGGACAGCCCGGATGTTGCCGCGCGCGCGCGAAGCCACTGAAGTAAAGGGGTTTGGGCCTTTTGGCCAGGGCGCTAGCCCAGGGACACCACTTTCCAGCGGCCCTGCCGACGATCGAGCCCGCGATCGTCTTTGTACAGCTCGGTCATCGACGCGTGGCTATG